GTGCTGTTGTCAACGCCTACAAGTCCCGCAGTCCAGAAGCAATCGACCCACGGTTGAAAGCTGCTGTGATGGACGCAGTAGGATCTGACGAATTCAGCAAGGCCAACTGGGAAGCAGCAGGTATCACCGTACCTCGTGGCTTCATCAACACGGTCATGCAGCTTGAGCCAGAAGCTGACCAGCTTACGAGCAAGATGACTCGTATCCCGATGACCGCTCCAACGGTTGACATTCCTGCCCGAGTTGACAAAGACCACCGAGAGTCAGTGACTGGTGGATTCCGAGTCTACCGTGGTAAGGAAACTGCTGCTCCGACGCTCAGCAAGAACGCCATGGAGATGATCTCTCTGAAGGCACACGAACTGAATGGTGCTGCTGCAGCTACTAATCAGTTGATGTCAGACAGTCCTCTGTCTATCGCTGCTCTGATTGATCAGGGTCTGCGTCAGGAAGCTCGCTCTTACCGCATCAACGAACTGTTGAATGGTAATGGTATCGGTCGACCTCTGGGTATGCTGCACGCCAGCAATCCTTCGTTGCTGACTGTGCTGCGAGAGGCTGGTCAGTCAACATCCGTTATCGTCAACGGTACCAACATCCTCAAGATGCGTCAGCGTGTCTGGGGCTACGAGAATGCTGTATGGTTGTGCTCTCTGGACTTGTTCCCGACGATCGCTACTCTGCACATCGAGTCGCCAAACAACGCTGGCCTCGTGAAGCTGTTCTACCCTGCTGACTCTGCCAACCCAGACATGTTGCTCGGTCGTCCAATCATCTGGACAGAGTACATGAACGGTATTACGTCTGGTCAGGACGGTAATGTCATCAGCGAGTGGAATACCAACTTCCTTGCTTGCGTCAACCCAACGCAGGTACTGTACGGTGAACGTGGAACTGGTACGCTGACTCGCAGCATCCATGTCCGCTTCCTCGAACGAGAAGAAGTGTTCTTGTTCACCAGCTTCGACGATGCTCGCCCATGGTGGACTTCAGTGTTGACTCCTGCCAAGGCCGGTCTGACCTTGTCACCGTTCGTTGTCCTGTCTGCGACAACTGCGTAGTTCATGCAGGTCTGAGGGGCATGTAGTAAGGTTCGCCTGAACCATGCCCCTCTTACTTACGACTTTTGATTCTTCTCCTGAACAGGAACAATATAATGGCTACTCAGAAGTTTACGCATCTTGCGTCCAAGAGCCAGGTCAAGGCTCTCGGTACGCTAACAATGAACGGGAGCATCGGTAATGCTCACGTTATCACCACGTTGTTCGACAAAGCTATGCTTGTCATCAACAACGCTGACCTGACAGGTGCCCTGACCGTTACGGTCTGCGGTTCCACAGTGTCTGCCGGAACCAGTGGTTTCACAACCATCAAGACGGTTACCTTCAGTGCAGCTTTGGCCAACATGGAAATGTCGGTTGAAGTTGACTCGGAAGAAGTTAGCTACGCTCAGGATGTTGCTGGTGTCGTGTTCTTGTCGACGGTCTACCGACTGACAGGAACAAACGCTAACACGCTGGATGCTGCAGTACAGGTTGTCGGCCTTCGTCAGTACGACGATCTGACTCCAACCGGAACAGGCGTTACAGCCTAACGATACTTGTTGCCGAAGGCTTAGTGTGTCTGCGTGGCACACGACTCTACACTAAGCCCCGTCCCTGACGCCAGAGCCATAAGCGGGGTAGCAACAATAACTCACCATCTTCGGATGGAAACAGCCGCAGTACAGTTCAGGGGGTGGCTGTACTGCGGTTTGTCTTTTGGAGATCATTCATGCCGATGTACGTTGATCTTGCCAGTGAAGCTGCACTCAGTACGATTGTAGGCACCACACTGCTGGATGCCACCAAGCGTAACATTGGTTTCGATCCAGAAACACCTACGGAACTATTGCCAGTCGATCTGGAAGACTTACTCCACGAGTGCGTCTCGATCTGTGAGAAGGAACAGTGGAGATTCATTCTCCGCAAACCTGTTACACTCACTCTCCCGTACGAAGCATTCTGCAATCCTGATGGTCTGTTCTTCCTGCCATTCGGACGTGTTACCGAGATCACAACCTTCACGTACATTAAAGACGATCTGACCACCGGAACCGTATCATCCTCCGACTACACTCTCTACACCTCAGAACCATCCAAGCTATGGGCTGAGAACTGGGAAGAAGTCTTTGAAGAGATCAACGATGAGCAACCCTACCCAATCACCATCACTTACACCACCGGTTACGCATCATACGACGCCGTACCTAAGTCAACCATCCGAGCCATCAAGATCCTCGCTTACCACTTGTTTGAGTACCGTGATGCGATCTCTGATGGTTCTGTCTCAGAACTTCCTCAAGGCTATTGTCAGCTTCGCGATCTCAACCTTCTGAATGACCATCGTGCAATCCGTTACATTACGGAAGACTGGTCGAAAGTGAGTCGTGGATGAACAAGTACAATCGCCGTTCACGCCCCAACCTACGAACCATCTGCGAGTTCTGGACACCCTCCACAGTCGTCAACACATCGGGTGAACTCACACAGGAATTCACTCTTCATTACAAAGGTCCGTTCTCTCTGGAAGCTCCTCGCAAGCCAACAGAGATTACGGACGCCGGTCGTGTGGCTTCTGAGCAGTCCTTCGTGCTCATCGGCCAATGGTGTAAGCCTGCTGAAGAGATCACCGCAGGCATGTTCTGTGTCATTCCTTCTCGTCAGAAAGTATTCGCGGTTCAAGGACCAGCGACTGACCCATGGGGTGACAGGAAGAAAGTCAACATCACGATCATTGACAACGTCTCACAGCCAATCACCATCCAGCTTATCCCCACGATGTACTAATGGCTAAACCGTTCTTCGCAATCAAGTTCGACATGCCTACAGAGGTACTCAACGGCTTCCCCAAGTTCGTTGGTACGCTTCGTAGGCACATCGTACGTCAGGCATTGAGAGCAGCACTAGCCCCCTCTCGAACAGTGCTGAAGTCCAAGCTGATGAGTCTGCCTGAGAAGTCTAAGCAATCTTCTGGTGCCACCTATCGTGCTCTTGTCGCCAAGTACAAGAACGCCAGAACTAACCCTGATCGGTTCTACGGGATCATCGGAGTCAACAACAAATACATCGAAGCAACCACGCTGGAGAAGTCTCCAGAATACTCCAAAGCGATCCAGCGACAGGTCTCATTCGGTATTCGTCAGAAACGTACTGCTGACGATGGCTCAGTGATCTACAGCAAGCGTTACCCTCGTGGTGACGTTCGCAGCAGGCTTCGTAAGAAAGTGTTCGGTCCTAAGAGTGTTGGTGGTCTGAAGAAGCGTTGGCCTGCCCGTTACCTGCATCTGTGGGAAGCTGGCTTTAAGCATAAACTCAGTGCCCTCAGCGACGAAAAGAAGAAGAAGGGCAGAACGTACGGATTCGAAGGGCATCACTTCTTCGCCAAGACCAAGCAAGAGACAGAAGCTAAGGCTAAGGAAATCTTCCGAACCAAAGTACTGGAACACTTCCGTAAGGCATTCGGCAAATGAGTCCATACACTTTAGATGTCGGATTACAGTCATTGATCAGCGGTGCTGTCGGAACTACAATTCCGTGCAGCAAGTCTTCGTTCCTGCCCTCACACGATCTGAAGACTGCACCAGACGGTTACGTGTTCTACGACATCTCCGAGATCACACCATTCCATTCCTCAGAAGGTCTTGCAGAGGCTAATGACTCAGAGAAGTGTAGCTTTACACTTGACGTAGCCTGTGTAGCCCATTCTAATACTCAACGTAAGGCTCTTGTTACCTCCGTGCTTGCCGTCCTGCAACCTATCGTTGCTGGTCGTCGAACACAACTCACCTCCTATTCGGTAACCGGAACCAGCGTGTACATCAACTACCTGAGATTCGATTCTCAGGATGAAACGTATGTGTTGAAAACAGGACAGTCGAATCCTGATCTGACGATGATCGTCCTGTCTTTTTCTGGTAAGGCTACCTGTTAGGAGGTTTTCATGGCTAATAGAGATACATCACGAATCAAGATCAAGTGGTTCGAGCAAACCACAGTACCAACTGGCAGTGGAGCAGCACCAGATGCTGTTGACACAGCCAGTGACGTTTACGCCTGTGTAACTGACGGTCCTACATGGTCCGGCTTCACTCGTGGTGACGTGGAAACAACTTGCTCGAATACAACTTTGGACGGTTGGGGGAACTTGATCCGCACCTTCAAAGCCGGTAAGATGGTCGATCTCGGAACTGTTACTTTCACTGTTGACTGGGACCCAGATGACACCTATGGTGGTCGCGAATACGCAGCATTCTTCGACGGTCGCTCAGGTGACCTGCTCGTTGAATTCCCTGCTGAAGGATCTGAAACCACTGGTCCGATTCTGGTCCTGACCGGATACTGCAACAAGTTCACTCCAATGGGTACTGTGCTCTCTGATGATCAGGGTTCACGCTCACTGGCAGAACTTGTCTTCCGTATCTCCAACATTGACGTAACTGCTCCAGTCTAAGACTGATGGTACAACACCTCCCTTCACCCCTTTCTTTTAGGAAACCCGTATGTTGCTCAAACCTCTCAAGCGTGCCCCACTCCCTTCTTCTGCTTCCTCAGAAATTGTTGAGCCGTCAGCAGGACTCGCAACGGCATTCATTGCCAAGCTCCGTGAGTTCCCGGGAGCAACTGAGACTGAAGTACAGCCTCATTACTTCTCTGGTCTTCGTGTCCTGATCTGCCTGTACGAAGACAACAAGCCATTCCTCCCACAGTTGATCAACCACTTGTCTCAGGAGAACGCTGAGAAGTGGCCTATCACTGTTCAGGAAGATGTCGCAGTTCGTCAGACACTTGACGACATCGACGCTCCATATCTGGCTCGTGTTGTGGATTACTTCCTCGACATGATCAGCACAGAACAGATGACTGAGATCAACACGATTCTGCGTGAAAAGGTCTGGACTCAGGCGGACTCCGCAAAAAACTAATTACTCCCGACGATCCACGCTGGTTCATCTTGTTCCTGTGTAGTCGTTGGGGGAAGACCAAGTCAGAGATCGAGTCTATTCCTTACTCAGAATTTTGTGAGCATCTGAACTTTTGGCGAGAGTACAGATGGGGAATGACGGACGACCTTCAGGCGATGTCCATTGCACATCAAATGAAGGTTGCCAACCCTAAGTCGTCAGCGGCACCATGGATGATTAAGTCATGGACCGTACAAAAGGATTACACCTACCGTCTCAGCCGACTTGTTGCTAAACCCGTTGCTGCTATCAGGAGCGGGTTTTTTGCTATCCTGTCAGCAGTTAAGGGAATGAAAAAAGATGGAAAGCATTAACGACATTGCTATCAAGCTGTCCGTCGATGCCGAAGGTGTATCTCGTGGCTTCCGTACTGCTGCCGAAGAGACTCGTGCCTACCAGAAAGAACTGGAACGTCTCACGTACGCAGTCGGCAAGAACGATCCCAAGCCGTACGAAGCTCACGTACTGCAGTTTGCCAAGGTTACCGAAGAACGACTCGCTCGTGAGAAGAAAGCTCAGGAGGAGTTCAATGCTTGGTACAACAAAGAGATGGAACGCGAAGTAGCTGCTTTTATCTCTGCAGAGACAGCTAAGGAAGAAGCTACAAAGGCTCGCATCACTGCAGAACGTCAGGCTGCTCTGTACACGCACAACATGCAGCAGATCATAACTGCACGCCCACTACCTACAGAGACAGAAGCTCGTGGTCAGGAACTGTTAAATCTTGAGCAAGCTATTCGATCACGCTACGCTCTGATGGATCAGGAACAGCAACGTATCCAAAACCAGATCGCAATGAACACGAAGAACGCTCAGCGTTTCCAAGCTGTTCTTGAGATGGAGACTGCTGCCCGAGCACAGGCTAACAACGATCTGCGGCAGTATATGCAGCAGAAGTACGCACTGTTAGCGGAAGAAGAACGTAGCGAACAGTTAAATGCTAACAACTCTGCAGAAATTCAACGCATCAAAGCGATGAAGGTTAAGCAGATTGCAGATCAAGCTGCTGCTCAGAAAATTGCAGACTTTGCTGCGTACAAAACCCAGCTTGCACAGGAAGAAGCCGCGTCCATTCAGAACGCTGAAAGGATGTCACACCTTGCTCAAAACAACGCAGCTAACATTCTTGAGATCCAGAGACTGTCAGTCGCTAAGGCTGTAGCCGCACGAGAACAAGAACTAACCGACCTGCGTGCCGCTATTACTGCCAGATACGCACTGTTGGAACAGGACGAGCGTGCTCTACGCGACAATGCCAGCAATCGTGCTGCTGCACAAGCCCGAGCAACTGTTGCTGCTCAGCAAGCTCACCAACAGGATCTGGATAACCTGCGTGAGTACATCACTCAGAAGTATGCGATCCTGAACCGCGAAGAAGCCATTGAGAAGATGAATGCTTCCAATGCTGCTGAGATCGCACGTCTAAAGACTATGCGTACACGTCAGGCTCAGGAAGCTGCTGACGCTCAACGTGACGCTGACTTCCTTGCGTATAAAGCTGATTTGGTTCGTCAGGAAGTTGCTGCTGCTCAGAACGCAGAACGGATGAACCGTATCGAGCGTGCTCGTCAACGTGATGCTAAACGTGCAGCCGACGATGATCGTGTTCGTCAACTCAACGATTGGCGTATGCAGCAGGCAATGATGCAACGTGCAGCCGTTGATACGCAGTTGACTGTCGCTCGCATGGGTGGCGGCTTTGGTGGTGCTGCCATGGCCATGGGACAACTGTCCTATGCTGCGGAAGACTTCATCCAAGTACTGTCCATGGGTGGTGGTCTGAACATGGCTCTCATGTCAGCGTCCAACAACCTGTCCATGGTTGCTCGTGCTCTGATGGGAACCTCTGGTGCCTTGTCAGCACTCGCAGGCATTGGTATCCCTGCAGTTCTGATTGGTACAAGTATCCTGATACAGTACTTACTGAAAGAAGAAGATCAGGTAGACGCTGTAACCAGAGCATACAAACGGTTGAATGATGAATTGGAGCAAAGTAAAGACTCTTCAAGTCGTCAGATGCAGCACCAATTCAATCTGCAGGATATTGATGACTTAACCACACATGCGGCAGGACTATCTAAACTACGCCAAGAGACTCGCGAACTCGCTAAGGCTGAAGTAGATGCAATTGCGATTGAAGACGAACTAACTCTTAAACGCAAAGAGCTTCGTGACGCAGTTGCTGGCGGGACAATCATCGCTGACGCTCAGAAAATCGTCGACATGATGAAGCAATCACAAGGCGTCCATGATTGGATGCAGATTGCTACAGCAGAAGATGATGTTCGTCATCTTACTGAAGCGTACAAAGACCTTGTCGATGTGATGAACACCGGAACTCCAGATGAGATAGTTCGTGCTGCTGAAGAATTCAAGTCTGTCATTGAAGGTACACAAGAAGTATTCAAGATTTTTCCCGGACAGCAGACAAGTAAATTGTCACCCATTCTTGGAACAGACGAAGAGACATCGCGACTGGAAGATACTCAGAAGCTGATGCACGAGCTAGATAACGTTACAGCTTCTATACGAGAGAAAGAAGAAGCGATCTCTCGTGCTCAGGAAAACACGAATCGCTTACTGCGTCAGGAAACCCAACTGCGTCAGGACAACATTCGCTTTCAGCTATCCGCTACAGAGGCACAAAGAGAATCACTTGACATCCAGAATCAATTAGCTCAGTTCTTAGGCGTCGACAACCCCAACCCAATGATGGGCTTGGACCCTAACGACTTCTCAGCAGAACAGGTACGCCAATCTGCAGAGTTTCTTGAACTGATGTGGCGGGATCTTGAACGCCAGAAGCAAGAAATCCTCGACGAACAACAGCGTGTTACTCCTATTGGTGGTATGGAGCAGAACGCTTTCCAAGCTCAGGCAGACGCATTTAAGCAAATGCTGGATGCTCAGTTTCGTGAAGAAGATCCACAGCTTACAGAAATTGCACGTCGACAAGGCCGCACCAACGAGATTCTCGAAGGTATGACCGGAATCCGTATCGTTCAGTAAAGGGTACCCATGGGTCTCAAGCAGATTATAGGATTCCTACACGAAGCTCAGGATCTCTCAGCAACGTGGGGTGTCAACACAATCGTAGAGCAGTGTCTGATCGAGATGGATTCTCCACTGGAGGATATCGTCGATGTTCAGGCTGCTCTGCCTGCGTACGACTTTGGTACAACACCAGAGCCTACTTTCACGATTGGCCTATCCTACCACCCAGAACGTAGTGACCTGATCTTAAAGCAGGCCAACAACGTACGAGTCCATCCATCAGGCAGACCATTCTGGATAGTAGACCTGACGTATGAGACTGGTCAGTGGCTCGACAAGCTGCTGAACGGTGAAAATCAGGGTGCCGGTAACGTCGGTCGTATGAAGCGATTTGATACAACTCCCGGTACTGGTCAACCTGCTACTCAGATCATCACGTACCCTTGGGACGAGCCACCAACATGGCAGTCCAGTACTCGTCGTGTCAGGATCAATATCTTCCATGACATCAACGGTGACCCACTGCTTCACGCCAACGGTCTGCCGATCCTTGAAGGTGTCTCCGCAGAACTTGATCTGGAAGTTCACACCTTCACTTGGAACGTCGAGTATGATGGCTTTACCTACAGCACTGACGTAGCTCCATTCATCGGTAGAATCAACGCTGAAGCAGTGTTCGGTGCTGCGACGGACCATGTCCTGCTGGAGTCCTGTACTTGTGTAGAGAACTATCGCACAGTCAATCTGTCAGTTCCTACAGGACAGAGTACTACTGGTACAACAGCAACTCATCATTTTGTTACTCTCACAGCAACATTCGTCATCGACAGACGTGAAGATTCAGAACTCGGTTACTTCCGTGAAGCTAATCGTCGTGTCTCGATGCACACGCTACAGTTGGCTCCATTACTCGGTGGTGGCTTCGAACTGGCACCGATCGACATCAACAGTCGTGGCGACCGTGCAACAGCACCATGGCCACTAGCACCCAACGGTATTGCCATCCCATACGACTTGATCGACGATGCTGATCCACTCACAGACTTCGCGTTTATTGATACTCTTCTTCCAGAACAAAATGACCTGACAGCATTTGCTGCCTTGTACGAGTTAACCATCCCATGAGCAACAACCGTCTGGGTATTTATAGCGAGAGTGATGCACGAGAAATTCATAAGCGTGTGCTTGGTCACTCACTGCCGTTACATGAGTTGGGTCAGGCACGACAGCATACCCTGCACAACATGCTATACTATGCTGTCCTCACAGAAGACCTTGCTGCAGCCACTAACCCAACAACAGGTTACACTTCGGCCGAATGTCGGGTGCTACGTTATGTGCAGCCGATTGACTCCACTACACTAAACATGGAATCGGCTACAGGCGACATCAGCCTGCAGATGGTCACTAATCGCTACACGACATTCTCTGCTCGTGCAGGCGATCTGTTGCTCATCATCCGTAACGGTGCTGAGTGGTCCCCGGTCAACGCTGTAGGTTCCTCTTCTCAGAAGCATGCACGGATCGCTTCGTGCCTTGGCAACGGATACTACTCGGCTTACTTGTCTTTAGACCCGACATTTAATCTCCCTTCAATTACAGGCACTGGTACTGATACAGGAACAGGGTCAGGGCAGTACAACGAATGTGATGCCTGTCAGTGGATCACAGGAGAGAACACCGGAACTGATGCGGTAGTATGTGGTACGCTAAATCAACCGTCCAGAGTCTCAGTTCCTGCTGATGGCGATCTGATCTACTGTTACGATCCTCGCAGACTCGTGTTGCCTGCTGACGCCCACGTTATCGTCACCAACATGGGAGACGTGGTTGAGAACCCAACACCGACTGGAACAGGCACCGGCACAGCAATTGAAACAATTCCCCTTTACATGATCCTGACAGGTAACTATGATCTTGTGGGAATCCCTGACAGGTTTTACACATGCTGTGATGGTACGGTAGTCCTTACCCGTTGTGATACGTACATCGTCGAAGGTGTGTTCTGTGAGGGCGTAGAGATTCAATGCCCCGGAACAGGAACAGCGTAATGCCATCCAATCAACAACAAGCTCTGCTCGACTGCAACTGTGGCTGTGTGCCTAATACTTGTTGCACAGCAGATGC